GCTGGGATATTTGCAAACAAAAAAGGATTGGAGGGAAAAACCGAATGAAGAAATTTTGGAACTGGGTGCGTGATACAGACACAGAGTCACGAACCCTCTACCTAAATGGTGCAATTGCTGAGGAGAGTTGGTTTGATGATGATGTAACTCCTGCTGCTTTCAAGGCAGAGCTTATAAGTGGCGAAGGGGACATTGTTATTTGGATTAACTCTCCTGGTGGTGATTGTATCGCAGCATCACAGATTTACAACATGCTGATGGATTACAAAGGCAAAGTCACTGTAAAGATTGACGGCATTGCGGCATCAGCAGCATCAGTTATCGCGATGGCTGGTACGGAAGTCTTGATGTCTCCAACCTCGCTGATGATGATCCATAATCCCTTCACTATAGCCATTGGCGACAGTGAGGAAATGCAGAAGGCAATCGCGATGCTTGATGAAGTAAAGGAGAGCATCATCAATGCCTATGAAATCAAGACCGGCTTGTCCAGGACACGACTCTCGCATCTGATGGATGCGGAAACCTGGCTTAATGCCAATAAGGCAGTTGAGCTTGGATTTGCAGATGACATTATGTTCAAGCCGAGTGAAAGTGCACTACAAGACAGCTTTGTATTCAGTAGAAGAGCAGTAACCAATTCACTGATGAATAAGCTTCAAAAACCAGTTTTAAAACAGTCAACCGAGCCGCTTTATGAGCGGCTTAATTTATTGAAATATTAGGAGGATACCAATATGAGTAAAATTCTTGAACTGCGCGAAAAGCGTGCAAAAGCATGGGAAGCAGCAAAGACATTTCTTGATTCAAAACGCGGTAGTGACGGACTTGTTTCCGCAGAAGATGCCGCAACCTACGACAAAATGGAAGCAGACATTGTTAACCTCGGTAAGGAAATCTCTCGTTTGGAACGTCAGGAGGCCCTTGAAGCAGAGCTTAATAAGCCTGTGAATATGCCTCTTACCGGAAAGCCTGTTGCACCGGGCATGGATATAAAAACCGGTAGAGCCAGTGATGAGTACAAAAAGGCTTTCTGGAATGCCATGAGAAATAAGAACAGCTTTGACGTTCAAAATGCCTTACAGATTGGAACGGATTCTGAAGGTGGGTATCTGGTACCGGACGAGTTTGAAAGAACCTTGATAGAGTCCCTTGTGGAAGAAAATATCTTCAGAAGCATCGCCAAGGTGATATCTACTTCATCCGGTGATAGAAAAATTCCAGTGGTAGCGTCTAAAGGAACTGCATCCTGGGTGGATGAGGAAGGGCCAATCCCTGAATCGGATGACGCATTCACTCAAGTGTCCATAGGGGCATACAAGCTGGCTACTATGATTAAGGTGTCGGAGGAACTTCTTAATGACAGTGTCTTTAATCTTGAAAGCTACATTGCTAAGGAATTTGCAAGAAGAATCGGTGCCAAGGAGGAGGAAGCCTTCTTTATTGGGGATGGTTCAGGCAAGCCTACAGGTATTTTCAATGCCACCGGAGGTGCAGAACTAGGTATTACAGCGGCATCTGCCACAGCCATTACTGTAGATGAGATTATGGATCTGTTTTATAGTCTGAAATCTCCATATAGAAAGAATGCCCTCTTTGTGATGAACGATGCAACGGTAAAAGCCATTAGAAAGCTGAAAGATGGCAACGGCCAGTACTTGTGGCAGCCTTCCATTACAGCCGGTCAGCCGGATACCATTATGAACCGTCCTGTTAAGACATCTGCATATGTTCCAACCATTGCAGCAGGTGCCAAATCCATCGCTTTTGGTGATTTTAGATACTACTGGGTGGCAGATAGACAGGGCAGATCCTTCCAAAGACTTAACGAGCTCTTTGCAGCAACTGGACAGGTAGGCTTTAAGGCAAGTCAGCGTGTAGACGGTAAGCTTATTCTTCCTGAAGCCATTAAAGTGCTGCAGCAGAAGGTCTAATGGGAGGTGCGCTTAATGAGTTATAACACGAAGAACTACACTGAACAAGGCGGAGAAAAAACTGTTATTGGCGGTGTGTTGGAAATCAAAGAGGAGGCCACGGTAACTGGCCTTCCTGTTCTTGAAAATCAACCAGCAAGTACTGCGGCTACTATAGAAGATCTTGTTATAGACTTTAATGCTCTTATCGCCAAGCTGAAAGCCGCAGGTATTATGACTTCGGATACACCATAAAGAAAGGATGGTTGTGGTGATGACACTATTTGAAAAAGTAAAAGCAAATTTAATTCTCCAGCATGATAGTGATGATGAGCTTCTTCAGATGTACATCACCACCGCTATCGCATATGCCGAGAGTTATCAGCATCTGAGCGAAGGCTATTATACTGAGAACACAATGCCACCGACTACAGAGCAGGCCGTCATCATGCTGTCATCCCACTTCTATGAAAGCAGGGATGGCAGTACTGGCGGGTTTTTCTCAGATAACGTACAAGCGGGGCAGCAGGTTTGGAATACAGTGAATTTATTGCTTCGGCTTGATCGAGATTGGAAGGTGTAGCATATGAGTTTCGGTAAGATGAACACTTTTATTGAGCTTATTGCAGTAGAAACCTTTCAGGACGATGAAGCCTTTGCTGCGGTAAAAGACACAATTATTGCTTCTATTCGTGCCTACAAAGAAGATCGGCATGGCAATGAGAAATGGGCCAATAGAGCAGCCTTCTCAGAAGCAACCTCGCTTTTTTGCTTTCGTAAGATACCCGGTGTTGAGGTGTCTACAAAAATGGTGATTGTCTGTGACGATGGCCGCTATGAAATCACAAGTGTGGAAGATGTAAAAGGCAGAGGCATGTATATTGAAGCCTTGGCGAAAAAGGTGGTGGCTACAAGTGGCTAAAGTTGAAATAAAAATGCCGGAGGATTTCCTTTTGAAGCTTTCACAGCTTGAAGATAAGACAGATGATATTATACCTAAGGTGCTTGAATCAGGTGCAGAAGTTGTGGTGACAAAGGTTAAATCCAATCTGCAAGCTGTCATTGGCAGTGGAACAAAGGATAAAAGCCGGTCTACGGGAGAGCTTGTATCTTCACTTGGTGTCTCTCCCGCCAAACTGGATCGAAAAGGTACTTATAACGTCAAGGTAGGCTTTAAGGAACCCCGAACAAGTGGTGAAAGCAATGCCAAAATAGCCAATGTTATTGAATACGGAAAATCTGGTCAGCCACCTAAACCATTTTTAAAGCCTGCAAAAACAGCATCGAAAAAAGCCTGTATCGAAGCCATGAAACAGCGGTTTGAGCAGGAGGTGGAAAATATATGAGCCTATTATCAGAACTTAAGACTATATCAGGACAATGTGAAATCCCAGTAGAGACTGGTGTGTTTTCTGGGGTTCCTCCTGATCTGTATTTGGTAATAACACCTCTTATAGATACCTTTGAGGTTCATGCAGATAATGAGCCCGGCTATGAGGTGCAGGAAGCAAGATTGTCACTATTTGTGAAGGGTTCATATACCAGATACAAAAACCAATTAGTCCGCACCCTCCTTGGTGCGGATTTTACTATAACTGACCGCCGGTATATAGGGCATGAGGATGATACTGGATTTCACCATTATGCCATCGATGTGGCAAAACCATATAAATATCAAATAGAAACGGAGGAATAGCTTATGGCTACAATCGGTCTTGACAAATTATATTATGCGAAAATCACTGAAGACGTAAACGGTGATGAAACCTATGCTGTGCCAGTTTCATTGGCAAAGGCTATCAGTGCAGAGCTTTCGGTAGAACTGGCAGAGGCAACGCTATACGCCGATGATGGAGCGGCTGAGATTATTAAAGAATTTAAAAGTGGTACTTTAACGCTCGGTATTGATGACATCGGTGTTGAAGCAGCTGGTGATCTGACAGGCGCGACCATTGACGATAACCATGTTTTGATTTCAACAAGTGAGGACGGTGGGACACCAGTTGCTATCGGATTCAGGGCAAAGAAGGCAAACGGAAAATACAGATATTTCTGGCTGTATCGTGTGAAGTTTGGAATTCCTGCAACGAATCTTGCCACAAAAGGTGACAGTATTACCTTCTCAACACCGACCATTGAAGGTACGGTGCTTCGTAGAAACAAACTGGATGGCCAAGGAAGGCATCCTTGGAAAGCGGAGGTTAATGAAGGCGACACTGGCGTTACTCCTGCAGTCATAACAGGCTGGTACAACGAAGTATATGAACCCACATTTGCAGCTGGTACAACAGGTGTATAAGGAGGATTAGAACATGGATAAAGAAAGAAGTGCACTTATTAATATCGGTGGACAGGAGTATGAGCTCATCCTCACTACCAGAGCAACAAAAGAAATTGCAGGGCGCTATGGTGGCCTTGAAAACCTCGGTACCAAGCTAATGAAATCTGAGAACTTTGAAATGGCTCTGGATGAAATCGTGTGGCTCATCACACTGATGGCAAATCAGAGCTTGCTAATTCATAACCTTCGTAATCCTGATGATAAGAAACCTTTGTTAACGCAGGAGGAGGTTGAGCTTCTCACCTCGCCATTAGAACTGGCAACATATAAAAACTCGCTGATGGAGGCAATGTTTAAAGGTGCTAAACGAAATGTGGAATCGGAAGATGACTCAAAAAACGTGCAAACCGGGTAAACGAGAATGAACTCTTTACCCGGCTTTTATATTACGGCACCGTTCATCTAAATCGAAGTGAAGAGGAAACATGGCTTACTCCGTTTGGACTTCTTATGGATTTATGGGAGTGTCATAAACAGTTTCTTGGTCTTTCCAAGCCAAAACGTGAGCTCTGCATTGACGACATTATTCCTTATGGGATTTGATTTTGTGAAGGAAGGAGGTGGTATTCATGGCAGATAATTTCGGGTTAAAAATTGGCGTTGAGGGCGAAAAGGAGTTTAAGAATGCTCTTCGTGACATCAACCAGTCATTTAAGGTACTGGGCAGTGAAATGAAACTCGTGTCCTCAGAGTTTGATAAAAACGATAAAAGCATTCAAGCAGTTGCGGCTCGGAATGAAGTCCTGAACAAGTCTATTGATGCACAGAAGGAAAAAATCGCCACTCTTGAAGACGCCCTGAAGAATGCTTCCGAGAGTTTCGGTGAGAATGACCGCCGCACCCAGAACTGGGCGATTCAGCTAAACAATGCTAAAGCAGAACTCAACGGAATGGAGCGGGAGTTAAAGGAGTCCGCTGAAGCCACGGACCAACTTGGAGATGAGCTCAAGGAAACTGGTGATGAAGCAGAAAAGTCAGGTCCGAAGTTTGAGAAGTTGGGCGGTGTCCTTAAAGGCATCGGTGCGGCGATGGGCACTGTTGCAGTCGCAGCCGGAGCTGCTGCCATTAAGTTAGGTAAAGAGGTCGTGCAGCAGTTCGGTGAACTGGAACAGAACCTTGGTGGCTCTGAGGCGGTTTTCGGTGAATATGCCTCTTCAATTCAGAAAACCGGTGAGGAGGCCTACAAAAACCTCGGTGTTTCGCAAAGTGAGTATCTTGCTACTGCCAACAAAATGGGTGCACTATTCCAAGGCTCCGGCGTCGAGCAGCGGAAAAGCCTTGAACTTACCGAAAAGGCTATGCAAAGGGCCGCAGACATGGCATCTGT